GCGAACCCTCACCCACCTCCTATTCCGCTCGTCTACCAAAGTAGGTTTAGAGCAGTCTGACTCCCTTGTTTCAACTCCGTACTGTGATGCAGGTTTTCCCTGCATAGCGCGTAGGAAGGCGTAATCGTCCGTAATGGCACGAGGTTTGCCTGCCCCTAGTTGCAAGTACCGCACCTCCCAAACTCCTTTACGGAATCGAGGGGTGTACTCAAACGCATCTGAATGGAAGCCTGCGTTGAGGGAGAAAGTTGTCGGTACCGAGAAATGAAAACGTTCCGGTACCTGGGCCTTGATCCAGTCGAGCACCACGTTGACCCGAGGGTCACATACAGTGCCTGTCTGTCTGGCTGACCAATAGCGCAAGCTATTGTAAAGCCAAAAAATCTGATCGTAGCCGGTAACAGCTTCTTTAATGTAAATAGGAGTCACGTCGGTTCCACGGAAGTAGTGTTTTCCACAACTTTCCCGGAATGGTCCGCTGACGAAGCTTTTCTCGGCATTGAGGCTAAAGCCACAATGTGATAGGAGCTCCGTTACGAAACCAGCGCAGGCAGTGGGGCATATGATATCGTCCCCATAAACCAGCACACGACGGTCGATTCCTTCATAAGCATCGACCACACTTTGAGTAAGGGCCCAGAATATCAGGCTCTCCAGCTCAAAAGTATAACCATTACCCATAGAGGAGAACTTCTCGAACCTTATAATACGTTCAAGATCCAGTCGTACAGCTGTCTCAGCCGGGAAAATCCCGAACTCAGACCGAACCATATCTAAAGCATTGAACCAATCCGGGGGCATAAGCCTCCGCACGAGCTCAATAGATATGGTATCACTTGCTGAAGCAAGATCCAAAGTGGCATAAGAACCACTAATAGAACCACGACGGGCAAATTCCTGATTGTTCCCCTGATCGTTGAGATTTATTCCAACTTTCAAAAGTCGATCACGGATAACCGCACCAATACCGAGTTGGACATGCATATTCATGCATGGCTCGATAGCGATCGTCCGTTTGGTCTTTGCGTTCTTATCGACGAAGTCAATACGGCTGCCTGAAACGACATTGACCCACTTAGTGTAGTCAATGCCGACCTGTTCTCTCATCTTGGCAACCCATCTCGGGGTGCTTTCGATTGCACAACAGGCCAGGAGAGCCG